CTATTGTCTTTTAGATTACCAGATGAATATTTTAATGTTAACTTTGCAACACGTGGAGTTTCTAATTATCATGAATTGTATCGTATGGATTTTAAGGTTACGTTGCGTATTAATCCTTCTCTTTTCCATCAGGGTGCCCTTATAATGTATTGGGCACCTTTAAGTGAAGATATGAGAACCGGTATGTCTGGTGGGACATTGACACAATTGCCTCATGCTATATTGAATATTGCTAATGAAACGGAGTGTTCACTCATTGTTCCGTACTCGTCGATGACTCGTGTTTTGCGCAGTGCATATCCCACTATGGGTCGTGTTGAAGTTTTGGTTTGGAATCAATTGCGGTGTCCGTCAACTGCACCACAATCTGTTAAGTTTTCTGTGTGGATTCAAGCAATTAATGCGCATATGGCAGTTAAAAGGCAACAGGGAGCCGAAACTACTGCTTCTCCATTTCAGGGAGATGAACCGTCGGATACAGCACTGGAGAATTCCACAACACAAGTTGCCTTTAAACAGGCTACAGCTCCAGTCAAGAAAACTTTCATATTGTCAAAACATGATAATGTTCTTACTTTGTTGAGAAGGCCTGATTTTGTGGCTTCGGCTCCATTCATTCATGGTGACGGTAGCGTTAATGTTACCGGTTTATGGCAACTTCCAGCTTTTTGTGGTAAGGAACATTTTCTCTTGCTTGGTACTTATCTTTCAGCATCTGGGTCTAATCGTTTTGTTATTTCAACCTCCAGTGGAGTTTCGAACAATATTACAATGTTTGCCATACCGCATTTCACAGCACTTATTCCACCTGCTGTGACAGTCGCTACACTACCACCTGTTGTATCTTTTGAACTCCCTGCAACATTTAATGGTTCAGCCCAATGGCATCCAGGGGTCCAACAACAAAAATTGGTAGAACTTCCTTACTACAATGTTTATCCTATGGTGGCAGATTCTAATAGAATACGGGAGAGTTACGTTACTGGATGGCCTTCTCTGTTGATAGGGTATACTAATTCAGATACTACTGGTACTTTACCACGAATTTATTCGTTTCACTCTGTTGGTGACGATTTTATGGTTTATTTTCCTTTAGCAATACCCCAATTCCGTATTCAACGAACAGGAACTTTGAGAGAATCGAGTTCTATCTTGATCGGCAATGTGATAGTTGATCATACATTGCAACATCTCGAAACAAAATTTTCAAAACTCAATTCACAGGCGCATGAACTAACGAAGCCGAATGATATTGAGTTAAAAGATAATTCCAATGAGGTTAAACAGAGATGTGATGTCTCTACCCCGTTGGTCATGGAATTTCAAAGTGCTATATGGCACCCAAATCGATGGTTTTCTTCCATCGTTGAAACAAAAGAGAAGTTAAACGCAATAGGTAATACTGCTGAGAAATTGGAAAAGGGTGATTTAGTTGAGAAGTGTGGAGATGTAGTGTGTGAAGCAAAAGCTTGTTTTTCAGCAATGAAAGATTTCGCGTGTGACGCGCAAAAGAGTTTGAACCATGCCCCTCTATCAGTAGCTATGGCCGCATCAAATACTAACTCAGATCTAAATGTTTTCTTA